CAACGCCCCTGCCTCGGGCGCCGTCGCCATCGTGCGCCGCCGCGGCCTCGTTCGGATGCTGGCCGAAGAGGCCATCACCGAGGGCGTCAACATCGCCGTCGCCGTGACCACGGGCCGCGCGAAGATCGCCGTGACCACGAAGTGCGACGCCTCCGGCGCGAGCGCCACCGCCGCGCTGACGGGCTCGTTCGTGATGGGCACCGCGCTCGAAGAGTCGAGCGGCGCGGGCGACCTGTTCCTCGTCGACGTTCACCCCATCGGGGCCGTCCCCGGCACGCTGGCCTGATCGGCCGCACCCACACACAGGAGACCGACCATGCCTTCCGCCCAGCTTTCCACCGACCTGCGCCGCCTCAACATGAGTGTGCGCATGGGCTTCATGGACGCGTACAACGCGAAGTCCTACACGCCCCGCTATCCGATCTTCGCGACGACGCAGCAGAGCTCGAGCGCCGAGAACATCTACCCGCAGATCATCGACCCCGCCGCGATTCGCGAGTGGGTCGGCGAGCGCGTGGTGAACGGCCTCGTGATCTCGGGCGCGCGCGTCGCCAACCAGACCTTCGAGCTCACCTACGCCGTGCGTCGCACGGACGTCGAAGACGACCTGACGGGCACCATCGCGCAGGCCATCTCGCGCGTGCGCTCGGGCGCGTCGAAGTTCGTGCGCCACCCCGACAAGCTCGTGATGGCCGTGCTCACGGGCAACAGCGTGTGCCTCGACGGACTCGCGCTCTTCCACGCGACCCACAAGGAGAACCCCGCCGACGCGGGCTCCGCGACCTTCGGCAACACCGCGAGCGGCGCCCTGACGCCGACCACGGCGGCCTCGTGTCGCAGCGCCATGATGGAGCTCAAGTCCGCTGACGGCGACGTCGCGAACGAGAACCCCAACGTTCTCATCGTGCCGCCCGCGCTCGAGACCATCGCGCGCAAGATCGCGAACGCCGACATGGTGATCGAGTCGAACACCGGCTCCGACAACCTGCAGGTGAACGTCTACAAGGGCGCTTACACCGTCGTCGTGGCGCCGCAGCTCTCGACCGCGCACGGCGGCAACGACGCCTACTGGTACATGGCCGACGCGAACGACCCCGAAGACCGCGGCGTGATCTACCAGAACCGCGACCAGATCGAGGTCGTGTCGTTCTTCAACCCCGCCGACGAGAGCGTGTTCACGCTCGACGAGTACAAGTGGGGCATGAGGAAGCGCCACACTGCCGCGGGCGGCAACCCGAAGAAGATCTTCCGCCGCACCGGCTGATCGCCGCTGCTCCTCTCGCCTCGCGCCCGCCCACCGGGGCGGCATCTCCCACCACGGCGCCTCCTCGCGCTACCGCCCCGGATCACCACCTATGGCCTACGCAACCACCACCGACCTCGCGCGCTTCGGCCTGCCGTCGGGCGCCCTCGCAGGCGTCTCCACGGCGACGCAAGAGGCCGCCCTCGACGCCGCGAGCGCCTTCGCCGACAGCTACCTGCGCTCGCGCTACACTGTGCCCCTCACCAGCTACGGCGTCGACCTCACCAAGCAGGTGTGCGCCCTCGCGGCCGAGGACCTGCTCACGACGCGCGGCTTCGACCCGTCGCGCGCCAACGGCGACGCGATCACCCTTCGCGCCGACAACGCGCGCGCGTGGTTCCGCGACGTGAGCGCCGGCCGCGCCGCAGTGAGCGGCGGCAACACCACTGCGACCGCAACGCCGATCGCACGCGCGTCGAGCGCGCCGACAACGGCCTCCGCAGGCGAGCGCGGCTGGTGAGCGTCTCGGGCGACTTCGCGGCGCTCGCGCTGCTGGAGCGCCGTCTCTCGCAGCTCTCGAAGACGGGCGTGCGCGATGTGGTGAAGGCCATGGCCGCCGAGGCGACCGACCTCGTGGCCGAGGGCTTCCGCGCCGGCACGGCCCCAGACGGCACCCCGTGGCGACCGCTCGCGAGAGCGCGCGCCCGCAACCGCAAGCGCGGCGACCGCGGCAAGCCGCTGATGGACACGGGCCGACTCCGCGCAAGCGTGACGACGCGCCCTAGTCTCACCGCCGACGGCTTCGTGATCTCGGCCGATCCGATCTACGCCGCGACGCACCAATACGGACGCGGGCCGATCCCGGCGCGTCCGTACCTGCCGCTCCCCGACCTCCCCACCTCGTGGGCCGTGCGTCTCTCCGACGCCGCGCACGAGGCCATCGACGCCCTGACGTGACACTCTCGACCACCATCGCCGCGGTCAACGCCGCCATCGCCGCCGAGGTGTCAGGCACCGTCGCGTCTGTGGGCTGGGCCGAGGCCGACGACGCGGGCTCTGCGGGGCGCGTGCGGTGGCTGCCCATCTCCGACGACCCGACGGCCGCGCCGAAGCTCTCGGCTACCACCGACGGCCTCTCGCGCGCCCTGGTGGGCCTCTCGTCGACCTTCGACGTCGAGTGTTGGGCCTCGACCTACGAGGCCACGCTCACGCTCCGCGACGCCCTCGTGCGCGCGCTCTTCAGCGTGGTCGGCTCGACGGCCTTCACGCTCGGCTCGGGCCGATGGGCGCAGGGCGACGCCCTCACCTCGGGCGCCTCCGTCACGCTGCGCGTCACGCTGCGCGCCTTCGTCTCCGCGACCGCGCCGACGGTTGCCACGGTCGCCACGACGGCCTTCGACACGACCGGCGCCACGGACGGCGACGGCATCATCCTCGTCCCCTCAGACAGCTAGGACAGCACCTCATGGGCATCGCATCTACCACGCTCACCATCGGTGACGGCGGGCTCGGCACGTCGCGCACCCTCGCGAGACCGCCCGCCATCGTCGGGTGCTCCGCGAGTGGCACAGCCGCCACCGCGGGGCTCTACTCATCGATCGAAGACGCCCTCACGGATTTCGGCTACGGCAAGCTGACGGCCCTCGCCGCGGAGTACTTCGCAGGCGCGGGCGGGCCGCTCGTGCTTGTGAAGGCCGCGAGCAGTACCGCAGGCTCGTGCTCTGCTGTGACGGCGGGCGGGTCGAACACCTCGACGGCCGTGCTCACGGTCACGACCGCCACGGCGCGCGACGACTTCCGCGTGAAGTACCTCGTGACGCGCGCGGGCGCAGACCTCGCCGCTTCGACGGCGGCGGTCAAGATCAGCCTCGACGGCGGCGGGACGTACAGCGAAGAGTTCGCGGTGCCCGTCGACGGCGCGATCACGATTCCGAACACCGGCATCGTCACCGATTTCGCCGACGGCACCTTCGTTGTCGGCGACAGCTTCACCTTCACCGCGACCGCGCCGATCTGGGACACGACGGCGCTCGGCGCCGCGCTCGACGCGCTCGAAGAGACGACGTTCGATCACGAGTTCGTGCACGTTGCCGAGCACGTCACGGGCGCCACCGTGGGCACCCTCAACACGTCGGTGTCTGGGCTCGAGTCGGTCAACACCTTCCGATGGTGGCTCGCGGGCGCCCGCGACCAGGGCAGCGGTGAGAGCGTCTCGACATGGCAAGGCGTGCTCGTGGGCACGTCGCCGGGCTTCTCGGCGTTCTCGTCGCGGCACGGCGCGATCTGCGCGGCATTCGCAGAGCGTCAAGATGCGTTGTGGGGCTGCTCGATGCGCCGCAACGTCGCGTGGGCCATCGGCCCGCGGCTCGCGCTCCTGCGCGAAGTGAGCGGCGGCGCGGGCCTCGCCGAGCACCCCGGGCGTGTGCGCTCGGGTGCGCTCTCGGGCATCGCCGAGGGCGAACTCGTGCACGACTTCCGCACGCTCACGGCGCTCGACACCGCGCGCTTCATGGGCGCGCAGTCGCTCCCCGGTCGCGCTGGCTACTACGCCACGGCGATGACCCGCGCGACGGCCGGGAGCGACTTCACGAGCATCATGCACGTCCGGCTCGTGAAGGAAGCCGCGCGTCTCGCGGTGAGCGTCACGCAGGAGTACATCAACGACAACGTGCGGACGATCACGGGCGGCAAGCTCGACCCGCGCGACGCCGACGCGATCGACGCCTACGTCACCGCCGCGCTCGTGCGCGACCTCGTGGCGGCGGGCCTCGCCTCGGCCGCGTCGAGCGCCGTCGACCGCACCAACAACGTGGTGAGCACCTCGCAGCTCAACTTCAAGGTGCGCGTGCGCCCCCTCGGCTACGCGACCCTCATCGACATCGACCTCAGCCTCTCGACCGCGGAGTGATGCACCATGCCTACGATCAATGACCGCGAGTACGACTGGAGCTCGATCGAGGTTCGCACCGACGGCGGGCCGCCGCTCGTGAAGATCACCGCGATCTCCTACGAGTGGACCGTGGAGCGCGCGCTCGTCGAGGGCGCCGGGCGCAAGCCGCTCGGCATGACGAAGGGTCGCCTCAAGCCCGGCAACGGCTCGATCACCTTCCACCGCTCGGAGTACGACGCGCTCGCCTCGACGGCGGGGTGGTGCGACGTCGTGCGTACCATCGTCGTGCAGTACACCGACGACGTGCTCGGCACCTCGACGGAGACCGTCAAGGGCGTGCGTTTCGGCGGCGGCAAGGGCGGAGGCGAGAACGGCACCGACCCGCTGAGCGTCGAAGTCCCGTTCATGTTCACAGACATCCTCATCAACGGCGTGTCGCCCATCGATGACACCAGCGTGACCGCGCAGGTGCAGTGATGGCGATCCTCACGTCCGATGAGGTGAAGGCGCTCGAAGCGAAGCACGGCGCCGACCTGCTGGTGATCCACATCACCGACGGCGCCGACGTGTCGCTCGTGTTCAGGGCCGCGACCGCGGCGCATTGGCGGCGCCTCAACGCGGCCGACAAGCGCGTGCTCGCGGGCGATGACAGCGCCGCGATGGTGCCCGAGCTCATCGCGCGCGAGCTGCTCGTGCATCCCACGAAGGCCGACCTCGACGCCCTGCGCGACGAGGCCCCGTGGATCGCCGAGAACGCGGGCCGCGCCCTGGTGGGCAGGGTGGGCCAGAAGTTCAAGGCCGCCGTGGGGGAATCGCAGCCCTGAGAGACGAGGCACGGCGAGACCCGTGGACGGCCTCGTCGTGCATCCTCGCCCTCTCAGGGCATG